GCTGCCGTTGCGTCAGACAGGTCTGCGTAAATAGAATCTGCTTCTGATCCTGTTCCTGGGCCTAATACTACATAACTGCCAGAAACCCTCATATTTATATAATTAGTACCGTTATATACAGCGAGATCACCTTGCGAGGATTGATCTGTTGCAATAGGTGCTTTTTGACCGAGCGGTAATGTTACTGAATCGCCTTTCTGTGGCCATGGTAGTGCTGATGTAAAGTAATCGTGACGTTTGCCACGCTTTCGAAGCACGTAATCTCCATATGTGTCTGGACCGTCGTCTTTATCTACGACAATTGAATCTTGCAGGTTTTCATCTCGGAACCAGTCGTTCCAAATGAGATTATATGCTCTACCGTGCAAGTTGTTCCACTCAAGAGCGTTTCCGATTGGAATGCCCATATAATCAAAAAGTGATCCTGTCGTAACCGTTCCTGACACTGTTGGCACAAGATAGTCTGTGCTGTCTGACGGGTTGTCTTGTTCTCCACAAAATTTTTCCCAGTTGTCCCAAACCAAGCGATGGGGCACTGCAAAGAAAAATGTTTCTATATACATATTATCCATAATTGGATTGATCGGGGTCGCTAGACGCCCAAACCCAGTAGCTCGGAGTGTAAATGTATCTCCCGGCAGGGCCTCGTCTACAAAGATTGGAACGAGATACCCTGCGTCCATTGTTGTTTTCAGACCATGGTCACGGTTAAAGACGCTTCGTTGAATTTCAGCCTTTGGAACTTTGCTGAAATCATGTGACATTGTTGTTGGTTGTGACCCTGATGGTCCGAATATGTTCATTTTTACTCTCCGAGTTGATCCATTTTAATAACTACCCCTTGCGGTTCCTCTGAGATCGAACCGTCCAGTTCGTTAAAGCTTCCACAACGGACGAGTTCGAAATCTTCAGGATAACGTGCGAAGGGGTGATTTTGATTGTTCGCAATAAGGTCTTGCATAGCTCTGATTGCAGTACCGTCTGCAACTTCTGTAAATGGTGATGCATATGTCTTACTTTTGCGATCGTATACGGAATATAGTGTTTTCAACATGTTAACCCTCATTGTTCATGTTTTACGTTCGTCCATAATATACATTATGAAACAATTAGTTACGTTATAGGTCTCTAATTAATCTTTCAAGCTTTTTTATTTTTATTGTTTCTGACACCCATAGTTTATCCATTTCTGGCCCATACTGATCTATAGGATCATCAGCTGCCGCTATACGTTGGGCCTTCAGCTGTTCGTATTCTTGTTCCGACAGCTGTTTATCGTAAAACCTTGGTGGTTTTACTTTACATTCGTTTATCACGACATAGTCGTGCGGATATACATCCGACTTATATTTTGCTAGCCAGGTCGCACCAATACCTGGGCGACGTGACATTGTGCAGTATTCTGGCTTTATCTGGGTCCCCTCCCCTGTCAGGGGGTCCCATTTTGTGTAGTGTTCTTCTGAATTTTCGCCTGTTTGCTTCTTCATTATGTATCTGGCGACATAGGCTGCCGTATGGAAATTCATGTTACCAATTGTTACAAACCCGTGTGGCCACAGGTCTTGTAATTGTTGTGACGTGTAAAGCATTACATCGTCACGTTTTGACCATAGTTTCTTATCGGGGAAATCATACCCGAATAAGAGAGCATGATAGTGGGGCCGGCCATTCTTTTCGCCGTATTCCCCACAGTGAAAGAATCGTACTTTCTTTCCGATCTTCTTTCTTAATCGTTTCATAAATTTTTGAAATTCTTCCACGTCTAAAGACTGAGGATTCTTTCTTGAATTTAGAGCCTCGTCATTGAACGTGAGTGTTATGAAACAGTTTTCTTCGTGCATTTGGGCTTCATGCACGCATCTTATCGCCCATTGGCGACTGTAGTTAAGTCTGCAGCCGATGCATTGTCCGCACGGTAAATTAAAGCCCCTCGCGAACGCGAAGGGCTTATTGAATACTACTTTGCCTTCGTTTTTATAGGCTAATAGTGGGTGATAACACGTCACAGACGGTATCCACCCCGCATAGGTGCTGCTGCGTAGTTTTTCTTTTTGACTCGTTGTGCGCCTTTTGTGAATGATTTGCGCGAACGCTTTTTAGACATCTTACTTCTATACTTCATCTTTTTTGGTCCTTTCTGTAAGGATGAGAACTACATCTCCGGTTTTCCGGTCTGGTAGGGGAATTGCATCCAATAATATGCGTGTAGGTTTCCCCTCTGCTTTGAACGCTACCCCTACTTGTCTCCACCAAGTCTTGCCGTTGTTATCCAGTCTTGGTGTTTTGACATCCAATGTTTCCATTGTTCTTCCTCCTCTGGTGTCAGTAGGCACAGTTACATCAAGTGAGTAACTGTGCCTGCGCCTGTTCAGCCCTCCGATATATCGGTGTCTTCGGGCTTCTCAGGCGCTTTTTCCGGCTTTTCCATGACTGGGGCAGGGGAGGGAGCAAGTCCCAGCTCAACCATTTGTTTCGCATTTGCCGGATCCGTAGCGAACTCGAAAAATTCGCCTGGATTGTTGTTAAACATCTTGCGCAGCTCGGCTGGTAACCCATCGAAGCTTTCTTGCGCGTGATTAATTAGGTCCAAACTTTCGCGATATTCGTTTACCTGAGAATAATCGCCGTATTGAGCAACGCCGCTGGCAACGTGTTGGATAATACCCGTGCGGTCGTGCTTTTTAATGATTGTTTTAATGTCGCATTCCTCTTTGAAATGCTGTTGTGTCAGGCTATCGCCTGATGTGTGAAATTCTGATTTTATCCGGTCGCCGTATGCGCTGCGAAATTGTGGGTCTGTCTTTTTTGTCATCTTACGATTCCCAATAGTTTACCAATTGATTGAATAATTTTGATGCTGTCGGCGTGTGTCTGACTTTTGGGTGGCACCTTCAACTTTCTCTCTACAAAGTTGGGTGCTTCCCTTTCATTGGAATTGGGTCCGCCGGTGCGCATTTCTGCCCCGCCAGAATCCTTAAACCAATTTTGATTCATCCACTCTTTTGTACTGCCGACAGCTTCGTTTGCTAGCCGGCCGAGAACACCGCCTATACTTCTACTGGCAGCATAGGAGCTTGGTCCCATGCCTTGTTTTGCATAGAAGTTGGTATCGAGTTTTTGTTGCGCTGCTATTTCTTTTGCTGAAGCAGCTTGACCCTGCAACAGTTGCAATGTTGCTGCTACTTGTGCCGCATTGCGGCCACTTTCTGACGGGTCTTTTAGTTTTGCTTGAGGTGTGCTGGCGCCACCTTGTTTATAAGCTAGTATTGGATTGAGGCCGGCAGCTTTCATGTCTGCCATACCTCTTTGATATGACGTGTTAGACATTCGTTCATCGAATGCCATTTGTTTTCTATTTGTCTGTTTGGCGCTATGCGCACCAATTAACGCTGATGCTATTTGTCCGAACATTTACCTACACGCCTCTACTGCTATCGCTAACCCAGCTGCAACGCTACATACCGCGTCTGCAAATTCTGGGTGATTGTGGGCAACTAGCCATGTGACTAGTGCCCCGATTGCTATGGGCAGTACAAACCGTCGTACTGCCGCTGCTGTGAGTATTGTTTTGATATCCATTAGAAATGATCAATTAGTCCTGGCACTGAGTAGGTTGGCATTGGCCGTGCACATTTAAGATCGAAGAACATATCGAGAAGCAAATCCGGTTCTGACGGAACTGCTACCACCCGATCCACTGGCGGGTTTTCTTCGATGAATGACGCATTTAGTGCTGGCAATGACCCGAAATCGATTGCTAGATGCCAGTTATCCAAACTGGTTTGTGCGTCTGAACGCATTTGTCCTGTGATCATGCTTGGCTTGTAACGATATTCTGCAAAGCGTTCTTGGTATCCAAATACGCCTGTATCGTCTGATGTACCTTGTGCATATATTTCTTGATTGAGGACTGCTTGTTCACCGATGTGGGCGAGGGCGGGCCAGTAGAAGTCCCAACGGTCCTGCCGTTTCCACATACGGTTGATACCTTGTTGATAATTTAGGTCTGCAAATACAACTGCCATTCCAATAATTACAGAATGTTCTGTAAATGATTTGCTAAACCCGTGACCGCTGAAACCGGTCGTGCCGAAGGCTGACATATTACCTTGCGGTGTTGTGTTATCTGTAGATGATGTCTGTGCAATCGGATTAATATTAATCCGATCTTTTCCGCCACCAAGATATTCCGGCCGCTGCAAGCGGCTGTCTGGGGAAACTACCCCAAAGTGGCTACGAACAATTTCTGTGTAACGAGTACCGCCTCGAGCATCACGCTCGTATAGTTTTTGAATCTGGAACGCTTCGCGCAGCTGGTTAATGGTTGCTGCCGTTGCGTCAGACAGGTCTGCGTAAATAGAATCTGCTTCTGATCCTGTTCCTGGGCCTAATACTACATAACTGCCAGAAACCCTCATATTTATATAATTAGTACCGTTATATACAGCGAGATTACCTTGCGAGGATTGATCTGTTGCAATAGGTGCGTTTTGACCGAGCGGTAATGTTACTGAATCGCCTTTCTGTGGCCATGGTAGTGCTGATGTAAAGTAATCGTGACGTTTGCCACGCTTTCGAAGCACGTAATCTCCA